TAATCACGCAGGCTCCCTTTAATAGGGAGTTATCCAGCAACGTTTTAGTGTTACGGCGTTGCGCCGGGCAGTTCTCTCTAAATGTTTATTATCGACCTGAGCAGATGAAACACGCTCAAGCCGCAACAAACATTTCATGAGAGCAGGAATCCCATCCAATTTATCTCTACGATAGATTGGCGTCGGTACCCAAGTTCGTACTTTACGAACTTGGTGACTTACGTTCCACTTACCCTGATCGGGTAAGTGCTGAAATGAGAATTTCCCAAGTCCTGAACAAGTATCTTTGATGAGTGGGAGCTTTCCCAACTTCCTTTCTACGTGACGCATTAGTAGATCGGAAGTCCTCCAATATCCCTTTTTATAAAAGAGATTACTGGTGGCAGTCCAAGATATGAGTTTATGGTACTTATGCCTGGTATCAGGAACGCTTTTTCGTAGATAGATCGGTGTAACCGAGTATCCACGATAGGCGTCAATACCGCAAGACTCTCTGAAATTCCCATTCCAGAAAGACTTATCGGTATTTACTTTACAATTGAACAATTGTAAAGCCCTGATAACATCATCCACGTCTTCACGTCTGACGACGATATCGTCGCCATAAACGTAGACATCCCTACTCACAGTAACACAGTTAGCATGAGTAGGAGGGAGGTTATGCTTCCGTAGTAAAGCCATCGTACAAACAGTAAAGAAGTACATGGCTTCAATCGGGAAACATAACGCCGAGCCCATCGAAGCAAATTTACTTAATGTGATTACTTCACCATTAGGTAAGAGTGCTTTCTTAGATCGACACGCATCGACTGCTTCCAGTAATTCTGGATAGCAGTCGAGCATGACTTTAACGACTGACCATGGAATACGGTCAGAAGCTGAAGACAGGTCAATTGTTGCATATGACCTATCGATCGAGGAAACTTTAGCAAGGTGTTGATTAACTGTTTGATCTGTGAAATTCACATGACCAGACGTTAATCTAGCCCTCTCAAGAACCTTAACTAGTTCTTGAGAAATGGACTGTTGTGCATATTGCATGCACGACGGTTCCATTGCTATTGTTCGAGGTCCTTTGCTGTCCTTAGGAACAAAAACAACCTTTACAGGTTGTTCTTGTTCTTCCGAGACATCACGGATAGGGCCTTCTCTCCAATCATCGATTAAAGTCTCGTTAGGGACTTTAAAACGATAGAAAGGAAAATAAGGTTCTAGCCTATGATGCCAACTATTGTCAGC